ACTATTAAGGCCCACCATACGAGATTCAGGAATTAAAGACTGTACCCCAGAATTGTGGTTTTCATGGAATCCCCGAAGAAAGACAGACCCCGTTGATATGCTATTTAGGGGGGAGAATATCCCCACTGATTCAATTGTGGTTCAGTCAAATTGGGATAATAATCCATGGTTCCCCAAAGAATTAGAGCAGGAACGAATCGACGATCTAAGAATCAATCCCGACTCATATGACCACGTATGGGAAGGCGGTTACGTTACTGCCGCAGATGGAGCCTACTTCGCTAAAGTCATCACCACGGCCAAGGCAGAGGGTCGATTTGGCATTGTTCCCCGCGATCAGCTCATGGCTACCTATTCCTTCTGGGATATTGGCGGAACTGGTGCTAAATCGGATGCCTGTTCAATCTGGATAGTGCAATTTGTGGGTAAAGAAATCCGGGTTTTGGATTACTACGAGGCCCAGGGTCAGGAACTTTCCGAGCATGTCGGATGGTTGAGGCGTGAAGGATACGGAGATACCCAAGTATATTTACCCCATGATGGCGTGAAGCATGACTTTGTGAACCGGGTCACCTATGAATCCTCTCTTATTGCCGCAGGATTTAAGGTTACCATTATGCCCAATGCAGGGGCCGGCGCAGCTAACCAAAGGGTTGAAGCGGTCCGGAGAGTATTCCCCCGGGTATGGATAGACAAGGCCAAATGTGAGGGCGGTATTGAAGCCCTTGGTTGGTATCACGAGAAGAAGGACGAAAATAGAGGAATTGGCCTTGGTCCAGAGCATGATTGGAGCTCACATGGTGCCGATTCCTTTGGCGCCATGGCTATCGAGGCCGAGAAGTTAAGCAAGGTTAGAGAGAAACGGAACGGGCAAAACAGGATGGGTAAACCAGATGCCGCCGGTTGGATGGGTGGTTGATGAGATTGCACGGAGAACTCGAAGGGATACGGTATAAGAAAAAGAAATACTGTGTTCGTCATTTAGCCTATGAATATACGTTGTTTCGTGACCAATCATGGCAAACCGTGTATGTTAGTGATATGAAAGAACTAAGGCATAAGATCAGTAATATTAATATGAGAGGTGTTTTAGATGGCACATAAAGAAGAAGGTGACGAATACGGAAGCTCCGAGGAAAAACTAATAGCCAAAGCCCGGGACAGGGCGAAGAATGGCCGTTCCTTTTGGAGCAATAACTGGGAAAAGGCTAAGGATGATTTAATATTCCTATCCGGTAACCAGTGGCCCGATAATGTCAAAACTGAGCGTGAATTAGACCAACGCCCCTGCCTCACCAATAACGTACTCCCCACCTTTGTTGACCAGATTCTAGGTGACCAGAGGCAGAATCGCCCCGCTATCAAGGTTAATCCCGTCGATTTCCAGGTTAATGACGGGGGAGCCTCCGATAAGATCGAGAACGTCACCGGCAAGCAAGATTACGATTACGCCCAAGTATTCACCGGTTTAATTAAGAATATCGAGTACAACTGTGATGCGGAAACCTCCTATGACATTGCTTTTCAGGCAGCAGTAGAGTCTGGCATTGGCTTTCTCCGGGTTAGACACGACTTTGTTGATGGTGGCTTCGATCAAGACGTAATAATCGACCACATAGAAAATCAATTCGCAGTCATAATGGACCCCGCAGCTAAAGAGCGGGATTATTCAGATATGAACTGGTGTATTATTAATGACCAGATGGATAAAAAGAAATTTGAGAAACTGTATCCCGACAGTCAACCCGCAGCACTTGAGGCAGATTACCAAAATACCGACATGGTTAATTGGTATCAGGAAAATACCGTGACTGTCTCCGAATACTTCACCCGCGAGGAATACGACAAGAAGCTGGTTAAGATGAGTGATGGGACTATTCTTTGCCTCACAGAAGAGGTTGAGAAGGTCCTGGACGAGCTTAAAGACGGTGGCATTACCGTGGTAGAGGAACGAACCGTGAAGGCTCACAAGGTCATATGGCGCAAGATTACCGGCCATGATGTACTTGAAGGGCCCATTGAATTCCCCACAAGTACCATTCCCGTGGTCCCTGTTTGGGGAAAAGCCATCACTGTAAAGGGCGAAACCACCTTTATGTCACTCATTCGGCACTCAAAAGATGCCCAGAGAATGGCAAATTATTGGGAATCCGCTGCAACAGAGGCCATTGCCCTTGCTCCCAAGGCTCCTTTTATCGCTACAGTCGAGCAAATAGAGGGATACGAGGAAGAATGGCAGTCGGCCAATAAAAAGAATCATTCGGTTTTGCCATACAATAAAGATGGCCCCGGTGATCGTGGTCCAATGCGACAACAGCCAGCAATGCCAGCCACCGCAGAAATGGCCATGGGTCAAAGCTCAGTCGATAAAATCAAGTCCACCGTTGGAATGTTTGATGCCTCAATAGGTGCCACTGGAAATGAAACCTCTGGAAGGGCTATTCTTGCCCGTCAATCCCAGGGTGATCGCGGTTCTTATGCCTTCATTGACAATTTGAGCAAGTCAATCCGCAGAGTCGGAAAGCTATGTGTTGAGATGATACCCAAGATTTACGACACAGAACGCCAGGTAAGGGTACAATTCCAGGATGATACCGAGGATTTCGTGACCCTGAACAAGATGGTGCAGGACGAGGAAACCGGAGATTGGGTAGCAATCCATGATTTAGGCATTGCTCGCTATGATGTAGTGGTATCCACTGGCCCCGCTTATCAGACTCAGAGGCAAGAAGCCGCCGAATCCATGATGCAGTTTATGAAAGCAGTGCCCCAGGCCGCGCCCGTTATTGGTGATTTAGTTGCCAAAAATATGGACTGGCCTGGAGCAGATGCCATATCCGAACGCCTCAAGAAAATGCTTCCCCCCGGTATGCTATCCCAGGAAGCCCAGGAAGAGCTTGCAAAAGACGCCCCGCCCCCCGCGCCTCCCACCCCAGAACAACAGGCAGAAATGGCTACAGCCGAAGCAGATATGGCCAAAGCACAGGCGGAAATGGCAAAGGCAGAGGCCACATCGGTCAAAGCCCAGGCAGACGTACAGATCGCAGAACTCAGAACGGCAGAGGCCCAGGCCAATGCAGTTACGGCCCAAGCAGCCGGCCCCGAGAACGTGCGTGAACTTGTGGCAGAAGCTATTGCAGAAATAATGGCGCAAAACACCAAGTAGGCTATTGCTAACTATGTTCAGTATTACTATTATTTATTCAACGCTACTTGTGGCGACTCACAGGGCTTTTTAATCGTTTCAGAAAGGAACGCAATGTCAGAAGAACAGGATGCAGCACCAGAAGCACCAGAAGGACACGCGACAGATAACTTTGTCTCGGAGAACAGGGATACGGAATCGGTCCCAGTTGAAGCGGAAACAGTAGCACCAGTCGAGGAGACAACCCCGGATGCCCCGGAGGAAGTCTCAGAAACCGAATCGGAGGCAACCGAAGAGGCCGAAAACGAGACAGCAGCGGAACCAGAAGAGAAAAAAGGGGATGATACCCCCGCCGAGACTGAGCCTCCCGAGCAGAAAAAAGGGAAGAACAAGACTCAAAAGCGTATCAATGATTTAACTCGGAAGGCAGGAGATGCCAACCGCAGAGCCGAAAAAGCCGAGAAAAGGATTTCAGAGATGGAAGCCGAAGCCGCAGAAAATAAGCCTCTACCTGAGCCTGATATTAAGGATTTCCCAGAGTACGAGGATTTTATTGAAGCGCGGGAGAAGTACGAAAACGCTATGGAAAACCCCAAGACCAAGGTTGAAGAGGTCAAAAAGGTAGATCCAGAGCCCGAATCGGACGAGGTAAAACTCACTGACTCGCAGAAAACAGCCCTTGAAGTAGTCAAGGAAAACTTGAACTCTAACGAGAGCAAGCCCGATGATTTTGACGAGGTTGTTCATAATAACAATGATTTGCAGCTTACCCCGGAGATGATCGAGGCCCTTGCTGAATGTGATGATCCTGCAAAGGTGGCATACGCATTAGGTAAGGATACCGATCTTTCCAGAGAAATAGCGGGCAAAACTCCCGCGCAACAAGCTAGAGAAATGGCCAAGTTGGATATGGCAGTTGAGTCTAAACCCTCAGTTAAGCCAGTTCTTGCCAGCAAAGCCCCCGATCCCATAACCCCGGTGGGTGGATCGGATGCCCAGGACACGCCCATCTCTAAGATGACGTATTCTGAGTACGAAAAAGTACAAAACGCGAGGGAAAGGAAACAGACCTCCGCTTACTAAAAGGATTTAAACTATGGCAGTACAAGACAATAATCTATTAACAACCGACCTTATTATGAAAGAGGCCCTGCGCCTCCTGAAGAATAACCTGGTCATGGCCCCCCTTGTTCACCGTAACATGGAAAAAGAATTCGGTAAGGTTGGCGATAACATTCGCATTAAACTTCCCTACCGTACCCGCACCGCTTCCGGCCGTACGCTCGTCAAACAGCCCATGACCGATCTCACCACCAACTTGACTATTGATAATCAAGAGCATTTTGGTATTGAGTACACCGCTAAGGATCTTCGTTTGGACATTATGTCCTTCTCAGATCGTTACCTGAAATCCGGTATCGTTCAGATTGCCAACGTAATTGATCGTTCAATCCTCCTCACCATGAAGAATACGTTTCATTCTTCACTGGCCGCTGGTGGTATTGGAACCCGTCCTGGCGCCTTCATTGACTTCGCCAACGCTGGAGCCAAACAGACCACCTACGCCGTGCCTTCCGATGGTATGCGTCACGCGATCCTCAACCCCTTCACCTGTGCCCAGTTGTCAGATGAAGTTACCAAGCTGTTTAATCCCGGCATGGTTTCAGGTTCTTACCGCAAGAATTACAAGGGTGATGTAGCTGGTTATGGTACTTACGAGTCCCAGAACATTCCTACCCACACTGTAGGCGATCACGGTGGTACCCCCCTGAATGACGGTGCCGGAGCTAATGGCAGCACCATCAACATTAAGGGTGGATCTCTCACCACTACCGATTTCCTGCTTGCTGGTGATGTTATCACCGTTGCCGGTGTATTCGGTGTGAATCCTCAGTCCTACGCCTCTACCGGAATCCTTCAGGAATTCGTAGTTCAGGCCGATGTTGACACCGATGGTTCTGGTGACGTAGCTGTACTGGTATTCCCCGCCTTAAATGACGGAACCGGAACTATCACCAACTCAGAAGGCCAGACCGTATCTACCAAGGGTTACCAGAACATTAACGCGCTTCCCGCCGATAATGCTCCTATAACCGTACTTGGTGCAGCTAATACCGAATACGAGCAGAATTTCCTGTTCCACCGTGATGCTGTGGCCCTGGCCATGATCCAGTTTGAGATTCCCAAAACTGCCGTTGTTGCTGAACGTGTAACCGATCCCGATACTGGACTTTCCCTGATGATGACTGGTGATTATGATATCACCGAGCAGTCAGAGATTCACAGAATTGACGCGCTCTGGGGAACCAAAGCGATTTACCCCGAACTGGCCTTGCGCCTTTGGGGCCAAGCCCTTTAGGCTTATCCTGTTCTGGAGTGGTTCACCTTCGGGTGGGCCGCTCCTTTTAAAACTCTTTAGGAAAACATATGTTAGATCAAAAATGGTTGTTTCACCAAGATAAGCCCGAGGGTGAGCTTTTTAACCTCGCAGAAGTAAACGAACACGAATTGGAAGATGCTGGATGGGTGCAAACTC